CCCGGATGGAGGACAGGAGGCTCCGGAGCGTCAGGGTCAGGGCATGGTGGTCAGCATCCTCCCTGTGCTCGTAAAGATAGCCCACGGTGAAGAGGACAGCCACGGTCATCAGCTCCCGCCTTGCCTTCAGCTTCGGCGTCGGATCCGTGCCGTTCTCCTCATCCTGGCTTTTGGAGTCCACTGCTTCCCACTCTTCGTCAGTGAGCCTCGCGACGTCCGCGCACAGCCTTCCGGCGGTATCGAGGATCGTCTGGATAAGGGGATCCTCGTAGTCAGAATCCACACGCAGGTATGCTTTTGCCTGCTCCAGTGTCACAAGTGCCATGCCGCCCTCCTTTCACTTCCCATTCTCTGATCCATTCCGCAGCCGCAGGGGTACAGGGACGCAGGAACTTCCCACATCCCGTACACATCCCCGCAGCTGTGTTACATTCCAATTACTACAGTCATTCCGCCACGTCTGTCATGCCGTCATCCACAGCCGCCGCTGGGCCTTCCACAGGCTCCGGGAAGCTGCCGGGTGTGTGTCACGCACTGGCCTTCGCGCCCATGGCGAGGACCTTCATGGCCTCGGGCAGGATGAGCTTGCCGTCCACGCGCTGGGTGCCGATGAAGCCGACCTGGTCGTTCACGGCGTACAGCTCATTCAGGCGGCGCATGGTGCGGTTGGTGCGGTCCGCGATCCAGTAATAGCTGAAGTCGCCAAAAAGGATGACCTTCTTGTTGGCATCCTTCGTGGCATCCCCCTCGATGGCCGGCATGTAGGTGCTGGTGTAGATGGGGTGGCCGAGGATCGTGTCGGGCTTGCCGACCTCAAGGCCGGGCTTCCAGATGTAGTTGTCGTTCTTGTCCTTGATCAGCATCAGCTGCAGGAGCGCGGTCTCGTTGCACAGGAACTTCGCCTTCCCACGGTAAGGGGCCTTAAGCGCGTAGAACAGCTTGTAGATGTCGTCGAAGGAGATGGTGCCGCTGTTTGCCGTCTTCACGGAAGGCGTGGACAGGGTGGTCAGGATGCCGGTAGGCTCGGAAGGGGTAGTCGCGGGGTTCGCGGACACGCCCTTGCCGTTGATGAACGCATCTTCCTCGGCGTTGCCGAAGCGGACGCCGAAGCGCCTCGCGATGTGCGCGCCGATGTCGAAGGCGGAGTCGTTGAGCAGCTCGTTGGACACGCGGATCAGGCACCCCAGCTTGAACGCGGACAACGTCTGGACGCTGAACGTCAGGTCGGACTCGCTGATGGCGTTCCCTTCCTCCACCCACGTCGCCTTGCCGTTGTCAGCCGCGATGGGGATGGTGCGGGTGCCGCTGTTGGTGCGGATGACGTGCGCGAGGCCGCGGAAGACGTTGTTCTCCTCCAGCGCCTCCAGGAGCTGGCGGTGGAACTCGTCAGGCACGGTGTAGCCGCCTGCGGTGTCCTCGCCAACGGACAGCGCGTTGCGGACTTCGAGGGAGACATTGCCGCGCATGTTGTCCCAGAAGGCGCGGCTGTACTCGGCAGTCGCGGTGGGCGCAGTGCGCTCCTGGCCTCCCCTGGCGCCCATCATGCCTGCGGCATCGCCCACGGGGCTGTTCTGGACGGGGGCGGAAGTCGCCGCGGAGAGCTTCGCGTCCATGTCGGCCTGCTCCTCAAGCCGGGCGATCTCGTCGCCGAGGGCCCTCACGTCGGCGATCATCCTGTCGTACTGCTCGCCCGCGGATGCTTCCACGAGGCCGTTGGAATCGCGGTGCTCCTCCAGGAAGGCCTTCGTCTGCTCCCAGAGCTGGTTCCTCTTGCTGCGCAGTTCCATGATCTTGGTCATAGAATCCTCTTTCTCCGGCAAAAGCGTGCCGGACGCATGGTGATGTTTATTATTCTTTTGAAGCTATGCCCCTGTTCTTCTTTCCCGCTGCTCTTCACACATCTGTGAGACCGTGGATGGGAGGGGAAGGAAGGGAATCCAGGGCATAAAAAACAGCCCGAGCCCTGCTCACTTGAGCAGGTCGAGCTGGTTTTTCAGGATCTCGAACGGCATAGCGCCGTCCTGTGTCTTTCCGTCAAGGCCGATCACAGGAGGTATGTCTGCCAGGGGTACCTCCGCCGGTGTGTCTGCCGGGACATCCGCCAGGGCTTCCACAGCCTGGGTGTCCACGGCTTCCTGCATCACTCCGTCTGCTGCCTCTGTATCCACAGTGCGGGCATCATCAGATGCGGCATCAGTGGAGCTTTCCACAGGCGTGTCTCCCACAGGCGTGTCTTCCACGGGGGAATCCGCCGGAGCGTCTCCCACAGGTTCAGCCGCCGGTGGCTGTGCCGCTGTTATCTGTGTTTCTGCTTCCGCCGTATCGGTAAAGCATCCCAGGCGGTTCAGGATGGTCTCACACATGATCCTTGTGGAAAAGAGCGAGGGCTCCGTTTCCCACAAGTCGGCGGATCCGGAAGCCAGGCTGATGCCCTTCTTCTTTTTGCTGCCGCCGTCATCCTTGCCGTTATCACTACCATCCTTGCCGCCGCCCTCTCCGTCTCCGTCTTTCTCAGGAGTCTCGGATCCGTCAGAACCTGTTCCAACTCCATCTTCCTGGTCTTCGTCAGGAGGATCAGGTTTCTTCCACTCAAAAAGGATCTCGTCGGCAAAGCCGTACTCGACCGCCTTCTTTGCGTTCATCCAGGTCTCGTTCTCCATGAGCCTGGAGATCCGGTTCCTGGACAGCCCTGTCTTCGCGGCGTAGGCGTTGATGATCGACTGCTTGACCTCGTTCAGGGTCGTGATTGCCTTCTCCATGTCCTTCGCGTTGCCCATGGCGATGGTCATGGGGTCGTGGATCATGATGACCGCCGTCGGAGAAACCTGCACTGTGTCCCCCGACATGGCGACGACGGAAGCCGCCGATGCCGCGATGGACGCGATCCTCACGGTGACATTGCCGGGATAGTCCCGGATCATCGTGTAGATCTCCGCGGCGGCGAACACATTGCCCCCGGGGGAATTGATCCACAGCGTGATGTCGCCTTCCTCCGCATACAGGTCGTCGCGGAATGCCCTGGGCGTCACCTCGTCACCCCAGAATGATTCCGAGTCAATCGGGCCTTCAAGGCGGAGCACCCTGCCGCCGTCCTCGTCCCTGATCCAGTTCCAGAACTTCTTCATTCCTTCCTCGCTTTCCGGGGCTTCGTGCCCCGACTGCCGGCCTTCCGGCCCTTGCCGCTCCCGGCATCTTCCTTGCTGCTGCCCCCGTCTTCTCCGTCCTCTTCTTCAGCCTCCCCTCCTCCCTTCTCCGTCTGCTCTTCCTGACCCTCTTCCGGCTCACCTTCGGCTTTCTCCCTCTCCGCCACGGCATTGGCCCCGTAGGCGGATCCGGCATCCTTGAGCTTGACGTAGCTGCCGTTGAGATAGTAGTCATCCCCGCCTTCCTCTGCCGGTATCGGGTCGAGGTCTTCGAGCCTGCGGATGTCGTTGGGGCTCATGAAGCCGTTGGAGAACGCGACCGCGTAGCCGTCCATGCGGCTCTTGTAGTCGCCGCGCATCAGGCCGTCCACGTTGAACTTCGGGAAGTACTCGTCCTGCTCCTCCTCCACGAGGACGTCCTTGATAATGGCCTGCTCGATCCTGGTAAGCCAGGGCATCAGGGTGTGCATCACGAAGTCGATGGACTGGTGCTCTATGTTGTTGAAGGTCGCGCGTTTCAGGTCCTGCACCATATGAGGAGGCACCCGGAAGATCCTGCAGATCTCCTCCACGCCGAACTCCCTCGTGGAAAGGAACTGCGAGTCCTCCGGCGGCAGGGAGATCGGCTTGTACGACATCCCCTCCTCTAAAACTGCCACCTTGTGGGCATTGTTCACACCGCCGTATGTGTCCATCCAGTTCTCCCGGATCCGCTCCGGGTTTTTAAGGACGTTCGGGTGCTCCAGGACGCCGACCGGCTGTGCACCGTTCTTAAAGAACGAAGACCCGTACTTCTCCACGGCGAGCATCGTCCCCAGGGAATTCTTCATCATGGCGATGGGACTGAAGCCTACAAGGCCGTTGAAGCCGAGGCCGGGAATGTGGAGGATCTCCTCCCTCCGGAAGATGATCTCCTTGTTCGTCTCCCCGGGCACCTCGTTCGTGTAGGCACGGTAGATGTAGTAGAGGTTCCCCGCGTCATCGCGGTCGATGTCCACGTTCTCGGGCAGGAGCGGGTACAGCCCCAGGACGCCGTTCTTCCCGTCCCTCACGATCTGCGCATAGGCGTTCCCCCACAGGAGGAGGTGCGTCATCATCGCCTCCCGGAAGGAGAAGCTCGTCATCTCCGGGTTGGGCTGCCGGTGGAGGATCTTGTACAGCGGGTGGTCCACTGCCATCTCCTTGCCCCTGCTTGTACCGGTTCCTCCGTGGTTCCT